TGTCTGAAGATTAGTCTTAATAGAATTAATTCTGTAAGGAATATTCTTATAAACAAATCTATCTCTTAAAGTAAACGAAGTGAGTATCTTTATTGGAAGGCTCGCTTCTACTTTTATAAGTCTATTTCTTATATTGAATATAGGAGATAAAAACCTATTGTAGTAAGTACTCCATAAGGTGCCTGTAAAAGCTCTACTTCTATTATAAGGAGATGTCTCTACTCCAAAGGTTATAGTTAAGTCTGAGTCCACACTATAAAGCTCTACAGTATTAGTAGGAATGTTTACTCCTGTAACTTCTTCTGAGGTTGATGCAGAAGTCTTAAGAGCAAAAGAGATATCTAACTTCTGAGGATAGTATAAGATAGGTTTAGTTACTATTGAGTTATCATTAGAGTCTACTACTTCTCCTATTTGAATATCTGTGTTAGAACCGTCTACGTCATCTGTAAGCCTTCTATATTGTATTATAGAGAAAGGAGTACTTAACTCATATTCAGCTCCTCCTGTATTTATCTCCACAGCACTATAAGAGAACTCTCCAAAGGGTTTACCTTGAAAGTTGTCTTCTGCTAAAGAGTTCTTATCTCCTGCCTCTGCATGGCTAAGCTTAACTCCTGCATACTGATAAGAGCCGTCTACTCTTACCGTAGTGTCGTCTACATACTCTGTTATATCTGTGTCTACTCCTGAAGCTACGTAATCTACAAAAGTCTCTACTACTATCTCTCCTGAAGCTCCTTCATAAGCTATTAAGTTAAACATAGTGAACAGTCCTTTTAAGAACTTCTCTATAGTCATGTCAGGAAGATTGTTAGCTACAGAATAAGGTATAGTCTCAAAAGATTGAGCGTTACTTGTTAGCTGAAAATCATTTGAAGTTCCTGTTATAGCGTAGTCTAATTCTATCTCTATATTATTATCTCCTTCTATTCCTACTCTAAAAACTAAGTCTCCTGAAAGAGTACTGCCTGAGAAGTCTAAAGTAGAGGTTCCTGTCCTCCACTCATCTATAAGACTCTCTCCTGTAGATAGTTTGTATATTCTTATTTGATACTCTAAAGCTGTGTCGTCAGGAGTGATAGTCATAGTACAGCCTGTCATGATTGTAGGAAATGTGTCAGGAGTTACCGTTATTCTACCTGCTGAATTAGATGTAATATCATACCATGAAGACTGCGTACTCGCTCCGTCTACTGAAGTCCAATTAAGATAAGAGTAGTTACTTAATAAGTAAGAGTCGTTATCGTCTTCTACTTTAAGCTCTCCCTTCTCTTTGTTAAGATACATAAAGAGATTGTTCATCTCAGGCTTAGCATCGTTTTTGAAAAAGTCTGAAGAGAATGTTATTCCGTAGGTATCTTCTATAGCTCTTATAATAGCGTTAAGTCTTATTGAAGGCTTAAGATTCTTGTAGTATAATCCGTTGTCTGTGCCTCCGTTATAGTCTGCGTTAGGAGTGTCATTTGTATGAGTTACAGAATCAAAAAATATACCTCCCTCTGTAGATATAAGAGAAGCCAATAAGTCGAATCCATTAGGGACTGTAGCTGAGGTGAAGTTAGCATCTCTCTGTAGTAAGTTTTTAATAGAAGTAGATGTCACAGAAAAAGAGTTCTCAGCACTATCTAAGACAGTAAGAGAAGATAATTTGTTCTGCTTTAGAGCTCCTTTAAGAGAGCTAAGCCCTCCTATAAATCTTATAGAGTATGACTCAGCTATACCGTTCTTGATTATTACGTTATTAATCTGTACATAGCCCTTCTTGAATAAGACTCCGTTCATACTGATAGTAGCTACATGCTTTACTCTATTGTCATAGCCTCCTACTATATTTATATTCTCGTACCTCTTAAAGATACGTTGATTTTCAATAGAGTTGGCAGGAAGAGAGAAGTCCTGAGAGTAATCTGTGAAGATAGTATCAATCTTTTTTACGTTCTTGATAGTTTGAGTAATAGATATTACCTCATCTTCAAAGAGTTCCGTCTTAATTCCGTCTATTCTTAGCTCTATTTTATTCATTTATCTAATGTCATTAATAGTATTAAAAGCAAAATCTACATCTATCTTAAAAGCTATAAGATTATCATTTACAGAAGTCTTATACACCATTCCTGAGTCTTTAACTTCTACAGGAAGAGTCACTCCGTCTATTTCAATCCATAAAGCCGTTGAGAGTTGAATCTGTCTAAAGACCTCGTTATGTCCCTCGTCTAAAAATCCTGTACTTAAAGACAGAGACTCTACTCCGTTCTTAGTTTGATTTAGTTTAACATGTTTGTTTATACTATACGAGTCATCTACTAAAGTATTACGCCTATAAGAAGAGCCTGCTGTAGCGTTTAGTTTTTTCTGTGACTTACCTGTGAAGTACATGTCCTGTAGAGCTCCAAACTTATTAATGAATGTTAATTTATAATAAGGATACTTAGAAGGCTCTAAAGTCTTTACAGTAATAATCTCTCCGTCTATTGATATTCTTGAAAGGCCTGCAAAATCATTGCATAATAAATTCTTAAGGCATGAAGATTCTACTACAGTACCTCCGTCTGCTATAACTCTATCTATAAAAGAATCTAAGCCTGCTGTACCTGAGTCATTCATATAGCTTAATCGAGTAGAAGACACCAAAGAGTTTGTTATAGACTCCTGATATAATACTTCTCCTCCTGCGTTCTCAAACCCTACAATATATGAAGAGTCTTTTAGTACAGGTATATTAATATAAGCTCCTGCAGGTCTATAGATAATCCTGTTAGACATTAATAGCTTATTAGTGTCGTCTGCTCTTGAGATATTCTGAGCTCCGTCCTGAAAGTCTCTAAACCCTACGAAGCCCTCTAAGGCCACTAAAGTCTCAGGAGTTTGCTCTACCTCTAAAACAAAAGGAGTTAACTGATAGTCAACCCAAACCATTAAAGAGTCTGAGTAAGAGCCGTCAAATATTATAGATACCTCGTCAGACACGAACTGTGATATGTCTGAGACTACTACCTCATCATAAGCCTCTATCTGTAGAGTGGCTGTAGCTGAAGCAGGTCTTGAAGTTGTCCGCGTTCCTGTATATATCCAAACCTCTAAAATAGCTGAGGTTAAGTTGGTCTCTGTATGCTTTACGAAGTAAGGACTCCTTGACTGTATTCTGTTCATGTTAATTTAAGTTACTTGTTAATGACTGTTGTAAAAATTCTTCTACGTCTAATCCGTACGCTTCAATAAGGTCTTCAGGTAAATCATTGAAGGCCTCTTCAAATGGCTTAGTAAAAAAGAGAGAAGGCTTTATGCCTCTTTGTTTTATAGTGTTTGCTAATATGAAGCCCATAGTTCTGTAAGAGCCAAATCTCCCACTCTTACCTCTTGGCTGTATGCCTCTAATCTTTGCCCATTTAGACAGAGCTCCTGTATGATACTCTACTCCTACTAAATTAGAAGACTCTTTATAACTGAAGTTATCTAATGAAGAGCCTGACTTAGTACCCTTGACTCCTCTATCTTGAAATACTCCGTAAGGATTCATATAGAACTCTAAGCCGAATGAATTAGGACTTACTGTTACATTACCACTAAGAGAATCATAAAGCTCCTTAGAAGCGTTCTTATTGCCTTTGGTTAGTCTTGAGCGTGCCTGCTGAATAACTCTACTCTTAAACTCCTGAAGAGCTTTCTGTACATTCTTATTTAACATGCTCTGTCATTTATAACCTGCAAATCAAAAGTAACAGTCCAACCTGCCAACCTGTTCTCAAATCTGTCTACGAATGGCTCTAAGTTAGGATTACCTATTAACTGATACTTCAGTATGTATAAATCTCCTGACTTAAGCTTATCCAATGTCTTAATAATTACGTCCTGCTGTGTATTGAACACGTCCTGCTCATTATCGTTTCCTTTGAATATGTCTATCGTATCATCGTTAGATATATCTACTATATCCATACAGAGTAAGCTTACATTATAAGTAAGTACACTCTCATCGTAAGAGACGCTGTTAACTAAGAAATGACTAAGAGGAAAGATAGTCTTCTTATTTAGGTCTACTCTCGTTATGTCTCCATAAGTAACCGTATTAACGAAGTCGTTACTACTGAGCTCTGTCTTAAGCGTATCTATAAAGTTATAAAATCCTTGCATTATTTTTTTATTTTTTTATTTAGTTCCTGTGCTTTGTCCGATTCATAAGCTAAGTATAAAAGACATTGATGTAAACCTAACTTACTAATTTCTTCAAACCTTCTAACATCTCCCTGAGCTAAAGTATAGAGGCCTCTGTATGAGCTCCACTTAAGTCCGAACTCTGTTGACTCTCCTGAGCTGTCGAATATTTCAGGATATATCTCTCCAATTCGTTTGTTAAACTCCAAAAAAAAACCTTCATACCTAAAGCTACCTCCACGTCTACATCTAACATTATTGAAGCATACTTATTGCTACCTTCATAAGGCTCTATTAAATACTTAGAACCCTGCTTAGATGTGATTGGTCTATAAGCTACAGCCATAGCTCTATGCAGTTCATTAGTGTCTGAGATATACTTACACAAATCCTGATTCTCTCCGTAAGTTATACCTGAGTCTAAGTCAGGTATGAATCCATACTCTACTCCTTCATGAGTAAAGGTAGGACTAAAGTCTCTGTTCTCTTTAAAGAACCATTGACGTATCTCTTCAAGTAACTTCTCAGCATCTTTTAAGCTTAAAGCTTTAATATCGAATCCTAATAAAGTAGAGACAGCCTTCTCCTCAGATACTCCTTCAGGTAGCTTGCTGTACTCTATATAGTCTTTAACTGTAATCTTCATATATGTAATACGTTTAAGTTGTAGTTATGTATCTCTACCAAAGATGATACTCTCCTTTGTGTTTGTTAGCCATTAAACTAACGAAGCCATAACGCCCTGCATCTATGCAATTATTAAAAGCATCTATAGGAATATTCTGAGTAACTCCTTCTCTGTCTACCCTCCAAATGTAGTTCTGCAGTTCGTTGATTAGGTTAGTACTTCTCTTAGTTACTAATATACCCTCTTGATTGATAAGGTTGACTCCATACACTATAGAGTCTTTCCCTTTTTTAACTCCGTCAATATTTAAGCCATAGGTCTTAAGCTCTGCAATAGACTTCGGCTCTGACGAGTCAGCCCAAATGAAGGCATTTTTTATTTGTTCATTGCTGTTTATAATGTTAGCTATATCACTATTGAGAAGTCCCTTTTGATAAATAACCTCATCGAAGATATATTCGTTATCGTATTTGTAAATAGATATAAGAGCTGAAGGGTCATTAGTATATCCAAAATCTAAACCCACGCCTAAGAGCTTAGCCTCTTTAGGAAGACTATCTATCTCCTTCCATTCTGTAATACATGCTCCCTGTAAACTACCTAACTCTCCTAAGCCGTAAACCTTCCACCAATTAGCCCAATACTCAGATGTCTTTCCTTTCTCTCTTGCTAACTCTATCTCATGAATGATAGTTTCAGGTAAGGCCTCGTTATCTTTATAAGTAAGCTTCAGTAGTTCTGAGTCAGGCTCAGTTAATACTTCTGTATGAGCCCAAAACCTATTGGTAGGATTGAAATCTATCCATATATCTCCTGACGTTCTTATAGCTAATTGATTATAAGCGTCGAAGGGAATGTTATTAGCCTCATTTACATATAAGTCAGTCCTACGAGCTCCTCTTAGTTTGTCTGCTTGGTCTACACTAAAGAACTCTATGTAAGAGCCGTTCTTAAATGTGTACTTCATAGTACTCCTGTTAAGCTGTGAGTCATTGAATCTGTTAAGGCTTATCATAATCTTAAGGAAGTCCTTATAAGCTCCTCTCCTTAGATGAGGTATTGACTCAGATACTATGCTTATTTCACTATAA